TCCGATCACCCCGGACTTGCCGGAGATCTCCGCCCTTTACTTATCCCAAGTGGATGACTTCGTTCAGGCGTCCTGGCTTGCAGCGTTCGGTGCCCAATCCTATATTGTACAGACTTCCACGGATGGAGTGAACTGGCAGTATCGGGCCGACACAGTAAGAACATCGGCAATGCTTATTGCCGAGCCGGGTTTGATTTATGTGAGGGTGGCCGCAATCAACTTGGGACAAGGCCCCTGGATCCAGGAGTCCATTGAAATGGGTAGGTGGATCCTCGAGGACGGGATCTGGGAGGATGACGGTGTGTGGAAGGATAACAAGATCTGGAACGACGATTGACCTATGATAGACAACATTGCCAATAACGAAGTGGGTTCCTCTGTTAGGGGGAAGCTCAACGACCTAATTGATCTCACGAACTCCTTTGCCGATCCGGAGGAGTTTATCATACCTGTGCAGAGCCGGCTTGCTATCCTTGGGACTACGGGAGGAGCCGGGTATCTTGATGGCATTCCTACGGTGGACATGACTGTGGGAACCATCTTATTGATCCCATTGGTCTCTCCCTCTTTCGTCTGCTACCGGTTGCAAGCCGGGACTACCGCAGAGAACGATCCTTATGTGGTGCGGCCGGACGATTACGCCCCGACGACTAATGAGAAGGTGTGGGTTTGGTTGGATCTTAGCTGTAACAATCTCTATGGGGACACCTTGGTGACGGCCACTACTATAGCTGGCGCCAACGTTACAGCGTCCCTCGCTCCGTCCCTTGCCAACCATGTTACCCGTAAGGATTATGTTGATGCCTTGGTGGCGGCCAGTGCCGCCGGGTTGGACTTTAAGGATGCCGTCCGGGCGGCGACTACAGCCAACATTACTTTGTCAGGGGCCCAAACGATCGACGGGGTGTCGGTGATAGCCGGCGACCGGGTGTTGGTGAAGGATCAATCCTCCGGGGCGGAGAACGGTATCTACGTGGCGGCCTCCGGTGCTTGGGCCCGATCGGACGACGCCAACGTCTCGGCTGAGGTCACGGCGGGTTTGTTTGTGATGGTCAACGAAGGAACGGTGGGAGCGGACACCGGGTGGATCCTCACTACCAACGCCCCGATCACCCTGGGCTCTACGGCCCTCACCTTCACCAAGTTCAAGCCGGCGTTGGCGGACGACGAGGTGACGACTGCGAAGATACTCAACGCCGCGGTCACCTATGCTAAGATGCAGGACATCAGCGCCACTCAACGGGTATTGGGTAGGAACACGGCGGGATCAGGAGATGTGGAGGAAGTGACGATCGACCAGTTACTTGCCTGGGCAACTAGCAGTGCATCCCTCACCGTCGGGACCGCCATCATTACCAAACTGAGGTCCGTTCCCTCCACCCTTACCTATGCGGGGACGACGGACATTGACTTCAACGACGACGACGTGAAGACAATCACCCTGACCGGGAACGTGACCTTTACCACGTCGAACCGGGCGTCGGGTAAGAGTAAGAAGATCCGGGTGATCTGCGATAGTACACTCCGCACCTTCACCTTCCCAAGCTGGGTGTTTGTTGGAGCGGCGGCCCCGGCGGACATTGCCGCGAGCAAGACGGCGATGTTATCCCTGGATTGTTTTGGCGCCAACGATACGGACATTGTGGCCGGTTATGCGGTGCAACCTTGATCTACCATGAGAACACTTTCATTTAGAGATCCGGCCTTTATAGCGAACCTGACACCTGCAGAGGAGGAGGGTCCTCCTGTCACTTCAGGTTTGATAGCATGTTGGGAGGCTGGCAACATTGTGGGTCTGAACGATGGTGACCCAGTCGCGACGTGGCCGGACACGAGCGGAAGTTCACGGGACGCAACCCAATCCGATTCAGCTAAGAGACCACTGTTCAAGACCGGGATATTTGGATCACAACCCTCCGTCCGGTTCGACGGAAGTAATGACCAGTTGGATTTCACCGGGACGGGTATCACGGCTGTCACACTTGCGATGGTCTGGAACGCGATCACGTGGCCGGGAGCTGATGCTTTCTCCGGTCCTATCACTTGGCAGCCGGGATCAGGGACTGGCTTCATCTATGGGGAGATTGACAATAACGTCGGCACTGGAAAGTATTGGACCCATATGCAATACGTGGGAGTGGGTCAGGCTCGTGATACGAATACAACGATCACGATAGGCACTAAACTTGTGACCATCATTCGATCCAGTGCCATGACGTATGCGACCACAAACTTCCGGCAGAATGGGACTTCTCCCTCCTTATCCAACACAGGCTATGCGAGCGGTTGGCCGGTTGCCACTAATCTCGGCAATGCTTACACGCCGATGAACATCGACATTGGTGCTTGTCTTATTTACGACCGGGCCGTTGACGACACGGAGCAGACAGCCATAGAAAACTATCTCAATGGAAAGTATGCAGTGTACTAAACCAAAGGAAAACAAAACCATGAAAACCAAATCCGCATTCACCCTCGTTGAAATCATGATCGTCGTGGCCATCATCGGCCTCCTCGCCGCCATCGCCATCCCGAACTTCGTGAAGGCCCGGGAGAACGCCCAGTTGAACAGTATCTTCAATAACCTCCGCATCCTCGAGGGGGCGAAGGATCAGTGGGCCCTCGAACAGAAGAAAGGCACCGGGCAGGCTTTGACGTTTGTTGACATCGTCGAATACCTGAAGGGTGGGACGATCAAGTCTGTGGTCGGTGAGACTTACGATCCCACGGCGGTCGGGACGAACAGCACGGCGACGCTGCCAAGCAATGTTCGTCTAGGGACCTATGCTGCGGGCTCCACCATCACGTCCCAGTGAACCGGCGGTGGAAGGATTTAATTATCATCATCCTCTCCCTTGCAGTCTGGGTGGGGGTGATGATTTTGTTTCAGTGGGCTTCGTCATGGAAGCCTCTGCCTTAAATATCTTGCATCCATCCTTCTCAGAAGTATATTGGCCCCATGAATGGCCTGATATACTACAAGCCAGGAAAGCGGAAGGACCGGGTGGCTACCCGGCCCGTTTCCTTGAAGGCCATTCCCTGCCCGCCGTGTTTCGGGACAGGCCGGTCTATACATCACGATGATGGTTCCCGGTGTCTGTCCTGTGGCGGACGGGGGATGCGCATCGTCGAGGACCGACCGTTCCTGTTCTTTGAGATCTGAGTGTTCCCGAGCCACATGGGAGGAGGTTTCGTGCGAGCCTCCTCCCCTTTTAGTCTTCTGCGAAGTCTTCACTTCTTTCCCCGGAGGGACCCAAGGAGCTCGTCAAACACGTCTAAATCGTGACTTTGCGCTTTGCCATCCAAGACTGCATCGAGGATTGAAGCCTTGCGTTTCAGGATGGCCATGAGCTTCTCCTCGATCGTGTCGATGGCCACGAGGTAATGGATCTGAACCGGGTGCTTCTGCCCGATGCGATGCACCCGGTCCTCTCCCTGGAGTAAGTCGCCCGGCGTCCAGGGAAGATCCAAGAACACAATCCTCCAAGCCGCTGTCAATGTGATCCCGGTGCCGGCTGCTTGGAGGTTACCCAAGAGGAGCCGGATTCTCTTGTTCGTTTGAAATGCCCGGCGGACTTCCTCCCTCCATCGCCCCGTCACCCGGCCGTCCAGGATCACGGATAGTTGCGGGCCGAACTCTTGGTAAAGGTTGTCGATCACGAAGGTGTGCCGGGTGAAGGCGATCAGCTTCTCCGGGCTGGACTCCAAGTAATCACTGATCCATTCCTTCGACCGCTCTAGCTTGAGCCGGGCGACCAGCCGGAGGAGATAACCGACTCGTGTCAAGGCGGCGGACTTGGCGGCACGAAGGGCCCTCGCCGGACTGATGGACCGGAGCCACGTCAGGAAGTCCTGTTCTGCCTGGTCATACTCCCTCCGGTCCGGCAACCGGAAAGGAATCACTTGGCGGGTCTTATCCGGCAGCTCCGACAGAACATCTTTCTTCAGCCGTCGGATCATACAGGACTTTTTGAGGAGCCGGTTTAGGATGTGAAGATCCTTTGCCCCGTCATACTTCCAACCCCAAGGTGTCCACCGGGGCGAACAATATCTCCAAGCGTAATGACGGACCGAAGGAAAGAGGTCCGGGCGGATCATATGTAAGGCCGGCCACAATTCGATCGGCCGGTTCACCAATGGCGTCCCGCTCAACCCAATCACCGAGGGAACATCCCGGGTGAGCTCCAACACCGCCTTCGTCCGTTTGGCCCGGAGGGACTTGCAGTAATGGATTTCGTCCAGGATCACACAGGCCGGTTGGAGCCGGGTTAGTTCCCGGAGCCAGCTGGACAGGATGTCATAGTTGATGATGTAGATGTCGTCCCGGGAAAGGATAGTCCGCCCGCTATCCTTTCCCTCCAACACTTCTGTCCGCAAGTTGAAGTGGTCGGAGGCTTCCAATTGCCAGACGTATTTCATCGAGGCCGGAGTCACGATGATGACCGGCCGGCGCCGTGGAATCTTCGTCACCCAGTAAAGGGCTTGGAGGGTCTTTCCGAGGCCCGGCGCGTCCGCGAGCAATGCCCGGCCTTGCAGTTCATAGATGCGCCGGGCCCCGGTGAGTTGGAACGGTTTTAATGTCATGTACAGAATCGGGCGAGCAGCGCGGCACCAAGCTCCTGGACGGCCTTCTCAATCCGATCCTGGGAATGATTGTGTCGGATCATCTTCTTCTTGGCCCGGCTTAGATGTGTGGCCGGTCCTCCCCGGAAGTCCTGGGGAATCTCTAACATGAGGAGGACGAGCTCCTGGGCATCCGAGCCCAGCTCGTTCATCAGGTCCCACATTTCATTTGGTGTCTCGTGTATCATTCTCCATATTATCTGTCCGACGTGCCGGGGTGGAGGGTTCCTGTGGATCCGGCCGAGCATTTGGGGAGTATCCTCGAAGAGTTGTTCAGGGACGAACTCCGTCACCTTCAGCCAGGAGGATCGTTTGGCCTCTTGGGAGATCCAAGTCTTCATGTTCCGGGTGACGACGAAGTAGCACCAAGAGGAAAACTTGCTGCCCCGGTTGGGGCGGTAGTTACGACAGGCTTTCAGGAAGCACCAATATGCCTGGGACTTCGCCTCGTCAAACCGGACGGGATACATCCGGGTGTACTCCCAAGCGATCTTGTTGAGCATTGGTTCGACCTCTGCTAATACAACGCAAGGGTCCACGATAGCGGATGCCTTCTTCTTCATAGTTTCATAGTTGTTCCGGGACTACGTTTATTGTTTACTGGCACCGGGATATTAGCGGGTTCCCGGAAGCCTTCAATTCTAAAATTTTAGAATTTTGCGGGTCCAGGAGATAATAGGGTATGAAAATTAAATTGCGAAGTGAAGAGTGGAAGGTGTTTGGGGTCTGCGGCTTGATACCCATGGTCATCGCCTTCTTCGAGTCCATGCTTGATGTCAACCTAACATTATTTACGCCGGTCATAGGGTTGTGCCTTTTAGTAATGGCGATCATACTGATGATCGGATTCTTCCGGGCATGAAACGATATCTAATAATTTGGGTGGACCGGGATGGCCGGTTCTGGATCCACAATGCCTTAACCAGCGGCCTCCAGGAAGCCTTGACCCTATTCCTACTGGCGATGGAGGAGAACCCACAAGAGAAGATAAGGTTCCAGGAAGTCTTCTCCATCACCCTTACCCGATGAAACGGTTATTGTCACTCAAGCTGGAGAACTTCCAATGCCACGGAAGTCTGTCCGTCTCCTTCTCTCCCACGATCACTACGATCAAGGGTCCATCCGATGTGGGAAAGTCCGCCATCCTCCGGGCCCTAGGTTGGGTTTGTCGGAACAACATCACCGGGGAGGAGTTCATCAAAGAGGGGAAGGAAGAGACCCGCGTCATCCTTACCGTGGCCGTCGGGGAGGGAGAGGTCAAAATCACCCGCCGCCGGGGACGAGAGAATGCCTACGAGCTCGAGGGGGAGGAGTACAAATCCTTCGGGTTCGACGTTCCCGATCCTATTAAGAAAGTCCTGTCCCTCGGCGACATCAATTTCCAGGGACAGCACGACGCTCCGTTCTGGTTCACGGAGTCCGCCCCGGAGGTGAGCCGGAGGATGAATGCCGTGATTGATTTAGGGATCATTGACACTACCCTGGCCAACATTGCCAACGAAGTCCGCCGGGTCCAGGAACGCCGGACCCTGACGGAGGAACGCCTGACTGAAGCGAAAGACAAGCTCAAGGAGTTGGAGCCCGGCCGGGAACGGGTAGAGGAGTTCAAGCTCCTGAAGGATCGGCACGACCAACACTTCGACCTGGAAACCAAGTGTATCAGCTTGTCGGGGAAGATCCAGAAGATCCAATCCCTCCGGGAGGTGTCCCGTGTTGCCGAAGAGAAGGCGGCCGGCGGGAAAGAACTTGTGGCCGGGATGCGGGAAGTGTTGGATCAAGATTCCCGGATCGCCGACCTGGAGGAGTACATCGGCGACATCAAACGGTTCGAGGCCGAGTCCGTCCCGCCGCCCGACTTCGATGTGGTGGAATCCTGCTTTGACCAATGGAGGGACTTGGATGCCCATGCGGACACCCTGACCCGGTTCATTAGGTCCCTCGTTGACGCTACGGCCGAGGCCGACACGTGGAAGGAAAAGCTACGACTAGCCGACAAACGTTACCATGAACAAACCGACGGGCGAGCTTGTCCGTTGTGTGGGAAAACCATATGAGCGAAGTCATTGCAATAGCTATCAGCGATCTCCACCTCTCCTTACTCCAACCCGCTTGTCGTGCGGATAAGGACTGGATGGCGGTGCAGGCCGGATACTTGGATCAGGTGAAGAAGGTGTACGCCCAACAGGTAGAGAACGAACAGCCAGACGTTCCCATCCTTTGCGCCGGAGATTTGTTCGACCGCTGGAACCCTCCACCGGAACTAATCCACTTTGCCTTGAAGCATCTCCCCGACGGAATGATATGTGTCCCCGGACAACACGACCTTCCCAACCACCGGATGGAGGAGATGCACCGCAGTGGATATGGAGTCCTGAAGCAGGCCGGGAAGATTAGGGATCTTGCCGGGAGGCGGACCGGGAACATGGGAGGGTTCGTTGTCCAAGGGTTTGGTTGGGGACAGGAGATCGAAGCGCCAGATGAAAATTGGAAGGATGGGATGTTACACATCGCCCTGATCCACCGTTACTGCTGGACCGACTTACACTCCTATCCCGGCGCGCCG